GGTTGAACATAAAACATGACGTAGTTTAGAAGGTGTGTTCGTAGCCTTCTTCTCGTAACTAGCTATCAGACGGTATTGCGGTACATGCTCTAGGAGACCAACCATATGGTAGTCAATAAGAGCCTAGATCCGTATAAACAGATCATCGCCGCTTTACTGTCTGACGTTCAAACGTCACACAGTGAAGTTTTTACACCACGTGCATTACGTCTTACTACCCAAAAGGTAGTAGAACGTATTACACGGGAAGGTCAGAGTTTTCTAACGAAAACTCTCCCACGTCTAGGCAAAGCTCTTAACAGAGCTTTGACTGGAGAAGTTATGCTGGACGCTACCGAGGTGGCCTTTGAAAGCCTCCCCGACAGTAAGTTACCCAAATTCATGGGTGAACTTTTCCGGCTCATCTTCTCACACGACGGTCGGGTTCTTCCAGAACCCTGTGTGCGAAGCATCAAAACGTTACAGCAGATTCTATTTGTGTATTACAAATACGAGTTGCCGTATCATTCTGACGACGAACAAGCTGTTCTCACTAAGTTCGAAAGAACTGAGCAAGAGATACAGGCTTATTCAGAGAAGTTTGCTTGGATGGCAGACTATCTCGACTCACACCCACTTGATTACACTCCCATTAAGGAAGTGAAGTATCGGCGGGTGGTTCGGAAGGCACGGATCCTTTTATCAAGGGTCTTTGCCAACTTTGACCATCGTGATATTCATCCACGGCACGGCCCAGGTGCGGTCGCAACTCGCGAGCGCCTTTGGGAGAAGTACCAGTGGACTAGTATATCACCACGGATCGTAGATAGTTACCCTTTAGACGAATATTTCTATGCGTCCTTGGGGCACTTTTGCGATACTTACAAAGACTTAACGTCTTTGCAATTCAAGGAGAATCCAGCACGAGTAATACTCGTGCCGAAGGACTCTCGCGGACCTCGTCTGATCTCTTGTGAACCCGTTGATTTTCAATGGGTCCAACAAGGGCTAGGACGAGCTATGTCTAAGCATGTTGAATCCCATCCTTTAACAAGATGGAATGTCAACTTCACAAACCAACAGCCGAACCAGATAGGGGCCCTACTCGGGTCCTTAAATGGCTCTTACGCGACTTTAGACCTCAATGAGGCCTCTGATCGCGTTACTATTGGTTTAGTTCGCCTACTGTTCCCAGAGCCCCTTTTGGGAGCACTAATGAACTGTAGGAGTCAGTCTACGACATTACCATGTGGTAAGATCTTAAAACTCACAAAGTATGCACCAATGGGGTCAGCGTTATGCTTTCCCGTTTTGGCGCTTACTACGTGGGCGATCTTATCCGCAGGTCTGTCGGATGCGTGCGTCTCTAGAGAAAGCCGTAAGGCCACTCAGGAGCGCATCCTTGTATATGGAGATGATGTGATAGTACCCACGGCTCACGCCGCGAACGCTATCGAACTGCTCGAAGCTTTTGGCCTAAAGGTCAATCGCGATAAGAGCTGCACCAGTGG